TTATATCCAAGATATTCCTTCTGACCTATAAAATCATAAGAGCAATAGTCGGTGTATTGTTGCTGATTATCCTGTGTACCGATTACATTTTCCCCCCAAACGATGTTAAAATTCCAAATGTAAGTATCCTCTTCAAGACATTCGATTTGAAAATTAAGGTCTTCATAATCCCAAAGCGTAGCCGCATTACTGGTTTTATAATCTGCAATATCTTTACTGAAAATATAGTAGTTGATTGCCACATCCTGATAATTAAGATATGGCATATTCCTGTCAAGTTCTAAAAGTTTTGATGTGGGATTCTTCCCGATTTGAAAGAATAAATATGGTACAGGTGTATCCGTCTCATTCGGATTCAAATAACCTGTTGTTGGATTGTCGATTTTAAACAAGATAAAATCACCGTCGTTAAAATCAGTATTTGGCAAAACAATATTTTTCGTACCGTTTATTTGTTGAGATAGAACAGTACCAGAACTTTTAATATATTTTGAATTGATTTTGAGTTTATACCCATCCAATTCATTAAAAAAACCTCTTTCTTTCGCTCTGTTATGTACACAACATTCCAAAACCTTTATCCCGTCAATAGCGTGAAATGGCTCACAATCTGTTTTGGTAATGTAAGTTTTAATATTGGGTTGCTTGTCTTTCGGTTTCAATATATTTTGAGAGCCAGACAGATTGAAATAATCAATTTGGCTATCACCAAAAGCAAAATATTTAAAATTCAAAGCACCCTCTGCAATTTTTTGCCGTCCAATTGCAGTAATCTTTGAAGTGATAAGTGGGACGTTTATTTTATTTAAAAAGCTCATGGGCAGTCATCGTATGTTTGATTTGGATAATTATATTCCAAAATTATTTCATTAGTTGTTTTATCTACTTGAAAAAGCCGTCCACCCCCATAATTCGTTTCAGAATAATTTGTTGGAACCGCATATTCATCTGTCAAGCAAAGGTCGTGACTGATTCTATATTCAGCATCAATTTGTGATTCAAATGTAGGATTTTGCTCACAACTGTCTATAGTCTTGAAAATACAATCAATATTTATTTCCTCTGGGTTCGTACCATAAGTGGTTAAATATCTTCTATAACCGAATTTCTGTTGGTGAAAAACAAAATTTGAAATATAAACATTGTTTTCTTTCCAAATTGCGGTTTCAGGTATAAACTCTTTGACCATACTGTACCAGTTCTTGTTTATCCGCTCAAGAACTTTGAACATAAATTCATAATCCAGTTCCTTACTTTTAGCAGAACAGAACTTAAAACTGTTCATGTATTGTTCATACAGATGACAATAGTAATAATGATATTCGTTGGTGAACAAGGAACGAACTGGCAGAAAACTTTTGTCGAGTTTATCAAGTGTCATGCCCTTGAATATCTTGTGATACAAATGCTCATAAGTATTCAAAAACTTCACCACATCGTTCTTAACATAATTTGGAATATCAACACGCAAAGTAATTTCTTTGGTGTTCATAATATCTTTATTAGTGTCCAAATCATAAGTAGATTTGACATTGTCTTCAATCAACGACAAATCAAATCCGAAATTATAAGGTATGACAACACAATCTGTATTTTCAGTAGAACAGATTTTATACAGCTTTACATTATCCAACAAGACCTTCGTACCCTTAAAAGAAAGATTCTCAAGGAACATACCCACCTGAACATCTTTGTTCAAATAGTTTGTTGGGATTTTTAATCGTGCAGTTCGCCAACTATTATCAAATAGAACATCAACATCTTGGGGGCATTTTTCCCCAAGCTCTGCTGCAAGCAATGTCTTAAATGTTAAACAATCTTCGGTACAACTGGAATAGATTTGATATTCCAAAGGGCAGCCAGTGAGGACAGTATATTCAAACGTGCAACCTGACGGACATCCACTTAATGCAATATAGTTTAAGAAGCACTCATAATCGCAACCAGTAAGGCCATAATATTCTAAAGTACACCCAGAAGAACATCCTGTTAAAGTGACATATTCACCTGGACAACCAGAAAAGCCGAGGTAATCCAAAGAGCAGCCAGACAACTCAAAATATAATCTGTCATCTGTCAGAGGGTTTATATCCAATTCGATTTGTCTGTAAACATCGTCCACTCCACCCCTGACTTCACTATATAACCGTAACTGGTCAAGAATCTGAACCACGGTTTCCTGCGTCCTGTTTTGAAAATAATTAATGAACAAACTGCAATCCAAAACCATCCTGTAATCAAATTCCAAGAAATAATCGCATTCTGTGCTTGTGCCACTATTTTCAAAATAAAAAACATTTTCGCCGTCCAAATCAAACAAAATCTCAACCTCATTACACTCACAAGAGCCATCATCAATACCAGCAGAAGCATTATAGTTATCTGCATTCGGGTTGGTGCAACCACTCACAAAGACACAAGAACCATCATTAAATGTGGCATCGGGATTGTAATTGGAAGCATAAGGATTTGTACATCCAAGCACGACAGTGTTAACAGGTAGATATAAACAACTGCCATCATCCTGTGTAGCAAGGGGGTTGTAATTACTTGCACTGGGGTCTGTACAACCAAGCAGCGGAGGGAGAATACAACTGCCATCATCTATTGTCGCACATGGATTGTAATTAGTAGAAGCAGGATTGGTACAACCATAAATGTCCCCTGTGAGAGGATATATACCCGTACAAGAATATATACCTTCGTTATTGGATATATAGATTATCGTACACTCTGGAAGTTGTTCAAAATCGACTTCTTTTGTGTATGCACATTTTCCGTTGTTGAGTTGGACGGCGAAAACACCTTTTTTCTTGTCAAAAAATGCACCCTCATCCAAGTAAAAATTCGCTTCCGTTTCGTTGGAAGTGGAGACATTGTACAATGTCGTAACATCATCCAAATCCGTTAACTGCAAGGTAGCCTGTATCGGAGAAACAGAAGAACCGTTTGTAACAAGAATTTTAGCGGTAGATTTCACTGGAACGCCGTCCACCGTAAAATTCTCCCTTGTCACATATAGACTAATTTCTGGGCAATCACAAGTACAACTACCATCATCCTGTGTAGCAAGGGGATTGTAATTACTTGAATTAGGATTTGTACATCCAAGAACTGGATCACCAGTGCCCTCTAGAAAATATTCTGGGAAGCACGCTTCAAGTATATGAGGATTCGTTGGCGAATCCATTTCACCAGGCCCAGTAAAACAATTAAAGTCATCATAATTTACAGCAATGTTTTTAGTATAAAGACATTCACCATTGTTTAATGAAATATTAAAAGTGAGGTCATTGGCGACATAAAAAGCATCGCTGGGTATGTTAAACGTACATACGAAAAAAGAACCTGTGGGGTTATAGACTGGATAGACAACAGGGTTTCCAGAAAAGTCTGTTATCGTCAGACTCCCATCCAAAGGCGTTGTTGTTTGGCCTGACACGACCTCTACAATAGCGACTGAATTATAAGTATAAACGCCGTTGTAGAACTCGTATGAACGATTTAATGCTATTCTGATTGTCGGACAGGCCATGTTATGTTGTTAAAATATTATTGTAAGTGACTGTGCTGTTGTTTCCAAGTTTTGTGCAATCCACAATCAAACTATAAGTATCGCTATATTTACATCCGTTGGTGAGTGTAATGATAACATCCACATCGAAGACCATAACACCGACCGCTGGGGTGAAATCAATAACCAATTTTTTTGCACCATTTTGGCTTTGGAATACCTCTGTAACAGGGTCGCCAAGTAGCGTGCCACCAGAAGCGCCTTTGGAAATGGTCATCACCACACTGTTCACATCAACACCGTTCGGAACATTATCCAAGTTGTAAGTAATATTTACATTTACCTTACTCTTATCTCTATTCGCTGTGCATTCACCAGTAGAAGAATAATCAAGCGGGTCACAAGGGATTGGAAGTGGGCAATCAATTGTCTTCGTTATTATACCACTTGTACAACCAAGTGCATCTATAACCTCTGTGGCAATGATTTCTCCATTAGGTAATATATCCCCGTTAAGACTTCCGTGTATAATATAAGGGGGTGTCCCGCCGCTGACAGCGACAATAACCGATGCGTTCTGTGTCGGAACGCCATTGTCATCATAAAGACAATTATAATCCAGATTCACCAAAATAGGATTATCGGAACAGATAGTGTTATAACAATACGTGTTTCCAGTAGTGACCAAAGATTGGCAACCGATGCTGTCAATAGCCAAGACACTAAAAAGTGTTTCTGGGGGGAGTATCAAGCCATCTGTCGCACCAGAGAAGGTGTAAGGAGGCTTGCCGCCGTAGGCATTGATATGCAGCTTAACCATATTGATTCCCACACATTCCTGCCAAACATCCAAAACAGGTTTGGTACATCCACTATAAAGGTCAACAGGGTCCAAAGAAATCTGAAGTGCTTTTTCTTCTGTGACAATAAGGCATCCACACTCATCGTATTTGGGTTGCGCCAAAATATCGTCAACGATTCCACTTTGGGAAATATAACAACTGCTGCTCAAGATTTGATAATCGAATGTCGAACCAGTAGATTCAAACCCGTAATCATAAATCGGTGTTTGGGTTACAATCCTGTTGACAAGACTTTTATATTTACCGTTAAGGTTTTCATCAAGCACATAAAACTGTGTCCAAAAACTGTTGTCCTCGAAAATATATTCCTCCCTGTATTTTGGATAACCTTCATCGTCAACAGAAAGGTTTGTGTAATCGGAAGTGCCATAGATAATTGTCAAATATTTTTTCAACAACTCCATGTTAATTGGTGCATCAATTTTCTTAACATACTCTTTGAAATTAACAAAATCGAGTGGAATATTAAGAAAATCAAAAACAAAGTCAACTGCCGCCTTTGTACCCTTTGACTTTTGAAGCCAAGTCAATACCAAGCCGAGTTCTCTTTTCTGATTTACATTTAAATTAATATCTACATTGAAGCCATGAGAAGACAAGAAAACATCCAACATCTCAATCGGCATATTGTCTTCACCATCGTATGTCAGAATATTAATGTTCTTTAGAGAATTGATGAACTTATATTGCTCATCGAAGCCAAAAGCGAAAGTAGATAAAAGAACATCGAGTTTATCACCCTGATTTTCAAGAGCCTGAAACGTATCAACAAATGGAAGTAATAGTTCCTCTGACACATATTTCCTTAAAACGAGGTTTGTATATTTCTCGTCTTGTTTCTTTGCATACTCCAAAAGGGCTTCTTTGAATGTAGTAAACCTGCTGGTTGAAAAATCTACATTGTATTTGTCTGTCTTCGGGAATATAATTGTCAGTTCATATTCAAGGTCGAAATTCTGATTGGTAATTTTTGTATCATCGAATATCAGATAATAACCATCACTTTTTTCATTCCTCGTTAAGATAGAAACGAATAATGGTGCGTTATTCAAATATGTTTTTTTGAGTTGGGTGGACGGCGTTATGTAGCAAAGTTGGCTGTGATTTCCATTCGCAAAGGGTCTTCCACTTACTTCAATAGAAAGAAAAGAATTTTGTAATTTGTTTGGCCCCTCATAGTTCGTTATCGGATATTGAATACCGTTTATTTCAAAGTAATAGTCTCTATATGAATCTTTGAGGTTGCGGTGGACGGCGAATTTCTCTCTGTTGGGAAGGTCATGTCCCAAGTAATTAATGTCCAAAGGATTAAAAAGAAAATTACTGTTTACAACGAAAACTGTTTTATTTGTTATCGGGTTATAAGCAGCATTTAAAATATTAAAACCTTGGTTTCCAAGGACATTATCTTCTATCAATATTGTCGCTGGGAAATTATAATATATGTAATCCAAGGAAAGCAAAACATTCTTCTGAACAGAACCATATTTTAAGAAAGAAGAAATGTTTTTTTGATTTACTTGTAATGTTACATTCTTGAAATTCGTATTACTGGTTGTGCCAGAAGAAGGAAGACCGAGAATGTCATCTAAAGTATAGCTTATCAGATTTTGAAATACAGTATAATTGTTGGTAGTCTTAGATGAATCTAAATTCGTTGTAACAGAAAAATCACCGACCTGCACCAAAGATGTTACAAATGGTGTAGAAGTGCCAGTTTTATGTTCGTCATAAGGAATATAGATATATTTCATCAAATTAACCTGTTATTAAATCGAAATCTTGTGTAAAGTCAATATCAGCTCTTTCCTCTTTGACTTCATATAATGATTCGTTAGAGAAAGAATCTTTAATAACATATTCGTTAAACTGTTTATAAATTTCGTTATTATTATTGTAATATGTCCTTGTACCTGAAGAAATCTGTTTCAACTGATTTCCAAAAATACCTATCGCCAGTGTATCGAAATCATTTTCTACCATTTCAATTTCCAAGGCAATCGGATCAAAAAATGTATTGGATAATATAATTTCTTGATTAGGAACACCGATATATGGATATACATTCGGTTTTAGGTTGAATGCGGTGGACGGCGTAACAGTACAAAAAAGCAGTGTTGAATTATCATTCAAACGATATTTGACAGATTTTTGAGTAGTACTTGTCAAATTGTCACTAATAGGCTCGACCCTGAAACAAGAGGTTATAATCCTGAAAATATTTTGTATTTTTTTCTCTGCGACGTTGGTTGATGTGTTAATATACTCGACCCTGTAACCAATCAAACCGTTGTTCTCAAAACGAAAAAGGTCTTCTGCTGGAACAGAGTTTAAGTCAATAATAATACCTTTGACATCTGGTTTGGCTGCCAAAATACCGCAATCAAAAATCCTTAAACTGATTTCTTTGGGCCTAAGATAGACAGTGTAGATTCCCAACTGATTGAATGTCGTTGTGGGCAAACGGAGACTGTAAAGGCCACCCAAGATTCTACTTGTTTGTTCTGGGTGGTCAAGTTTAAACAATATCTCCGAAGGCGTCAATCTAAAAACCTGTGTCGGTTGAATAGTCCTATCTTGGATGTAAGAATAGTATGCTTCAACATCTCTTGTCGGGTCTATATCGGCTGGTCTGATATTTCCAAATGTACCTGTCGCCATTTATGATAAATTAAAATAGTTGTTTCTGTAAGTTGTAAGGTCAGTCAGATTATTGACTTCCCCCAAGATGTAATGGTGTTCAAAGACATTGTACCCACCTCTATCTATATTTATTTCATTTTCAATTTCAGCCACCTCTGTGATGCCAAATAACCTGTCATCTTTCACTAATTGCTTCAATTCCACATTATTCGCCGTCCAACCCTGCCCCTTTGTCTCAAAATTTGTAAGATTTATTTCAATGTAGCTTTTAGATTTGGTATCGTAAACCAAACGCTTTTCAACCAATGACTCATAATATTTTACACCAGTGTTTGGAACATACCCGTTTTGGTCTTCAGCGTTGATAACATAGGTCACACTAACTGGTGTCCTAACTAAAAAACCAGTAAAAGAACCCTCGACATCATCATAGTCAAGATTTACCTGTGGGTTGCCATAAAAATCTATTTCATTTATTCTGCTTTCTGTTTGACCTGTGACCAGATAATTGTCAGTAGTCAAATAGTTTTCGAGTGGAACTCCCCGCTTCCTGACAAATATATCGTATGGTTCATCTATCGTCTCTGTATATGGAATAAAATCTTCGTTGTTATATGAACCTATATCTAAAGTCGTTGTGGTGAGTTGGACGGCGAAATAAAGGAAATCTGTTTTTAATTTTCCATAATTGGTATTCTGATTATATTTTGCGCTGTGGGTTATGGTGGACGGCGGATCACAGTCACATTCATCCTGAAACAAAGTAACATTTAACTCTGGTGTAATGTCTCCATTACCAAAGTCAAAAATGCTATCCCTTAAAACTCTCCTATATATTAAGCGCATATAAATCTATATTTAAAACATTTGAATTGTATGTCAGCGTTTTACCCAGAGTATCAAATAAAAAGGAATTGGATGAAAAGTTCGCTTTAACATATTCATCAGATTCCAAGACAGTATTTACAAAAAGATTTTTTTGGGGATAGACTACATAAGAAACTCCATTGCCAGCGTTATTAAATCTGAAATTACAATACAAAAAGAATGGTGCAACATATTCATTATTTTTCAAATATACGAAATACCCTTCAGTTTCATTTTGAAATTTTTTAGGGTTTTTGATATTGAAAAAAACAGTTGCTTCATCTGCTGTCTTTACGGTCTGGTCTGGATTAAAAAGATTTGCTCTTTGAACAAATAAATCTGTTACATATACTGCCGTTTGTTCCAATCTATTATCTACGGTGTAAAATGTTATATTCAAATAACTGTTTTCGACCCTGTTATAAAAAAATTTAATATCGTCGTCTGTAAAACCAAAGTCAGCGAATGTGAAGGGAACATTTTCTTCTTTAAATAATCTTACAATAACTTCATCAACCAAGGCAGGGTAGTACTTGCTAACCTCATAATCCTCTTCTGGTGGGATATAACTATTCAGTTTATCTTTTACATATACGTCTCTAATAGCTTCGTCTTTATCAGCGACATCAAATTGTGTGCTAAGAGGTATGTTAATAGAAGAATCTCCGATTTTGAATTTATATTTTAACATATCTTTTCAACTGAAACTATTTTGTTCTTGTCTATATCAATACAATTGCCATCTATTAAAGGTAGATTGCCGACTTGATAATATATCGTACAAGGGTCTTGCCTTCTAATAAAAACATTTAGATTGTTATAAACATAATGGTGTTTGTTCAAATAAGGTAAATCCGAAAGTTCAATTTCCCTCCAGTACTTCAAACCATTTATTTCTGTTGCATAATCAGGTGCTTCAGTTATACCATCTTCTTTTGAGATATTATCTGAAAAGGTTTTAATTTCTGCCCTGTAATGTGGTCTATAATAATATGATTCATAAAATTCATTTTCCAATCTGTCTTTTGTATTAAAGACGTGCATGGCATAATTCAATTCGACTTCAAGTAAGGTTTTGACATTGTATTCGACGATATTACCGAAAAAATATTCAAGAGTTTCCGTGACAATTTCTATTGATTCCAATAACCCACCTTCATAAAGCAAACTATAATCATAATTAATGTTACTGTAATCCAATTTCAAAGCACTCAATGTTTTACCCCAAAAAACGCCGTCCGAATTTTTAACAAAAGAAATGTAAAGCTCCGTAAGGGGTCTGTTCAAATGATCCACCACATCTTTTAAGTCAATAGTATTGGGATAAACAAATGAATAATTTTTATCTTTAAAGACATTTGCAGCAAAAGAAGTTTTGAAAGCATCGTAATCGTTTATAGTAGTCATTTTTTTGTACCACCTCGAATAATATTCCGATTCATAACCCGCAATAACTTTTTTAAATCTGTATTTCTTTAAAAAAACTTCGTCTGTAAAAGATACCTTTTCATCAATAAAAAAAACATTTTTCTTGTAAGTGTTATCTGAAGCTCCTAATTGATAGACAGTCGCTTCTTTAACAAATCCATTTTCATTATATATGTTTATTTTATCTCCGACAGAAAGATTGTGTGTCAAAGCACAAACAAAAAATGAAACCTCTTTACCATTTACTTCTGCATTTCCAGCAGAAAAAATTGCAAGGCCATCGTTTATGTTAATATTATTAAAAAATAATGGTTTCAGATTTTTTGCGAAAGGGTAAGTTACAAAGACTGTCCATTCAGAAGCATTTGTCAAATCGAAACGAGACCTGAAAGGCTCCAATTCAGTTTTCTCACACAAATCCGACCCATTAGGGTCTATATAATAATAAAAACCTTTATCATTTTTCAAAACTTCTTCTGTGGTAAATTCATAGGATTTTAAACTCTCGTCATAATTTCTAACAGCTTCTACACCCTCATAACCATTTAATCCAGTGTAGTTACAAAGAACATTGCTTCCAACCAAAAAGGTATCACCATAGATTCGGTATTTTGTAGATGCAGCCCTCTCCTGCAAATAGACATCGTAAGCAGATATATTATGCTGATATTTTTCCAGCGGAGACAAAGACATAGTCTGTTGAAGTCCGACAGATGTAAAAACATCTTGGTCTGGTGCCAAAAGAGATTTTTCAGATGGTTTTAAAATCCTGTCACCCATTAATCACAATTATTAAAAAAGTTTTTCATTAAAATGTCGTAAGAATTTTTACCCTTATTGACCCCGAAATAGAAATAATAAGGGTGTATTCTTTTGTATTGGCTCGGATTGTTGGTACACTCTTTACAAATATCGTAAACAAAATCAACAACCTCTTCGAGATTATTGTCATCATCTACTTCTTTAAAATAAGCAGAATTTGAAGCGTTGTTAACATAGCTTTCGTAGATGAAATTATTACCAAAATATTTCCAGTTTCTACAAAGATATTCTCTCAAATCTACATCCGTTCTTGAATATGCCACTGGAACTGTTTTATTATTCGTGTTGGCATCGTATTCTGGGAGGTCAGAAAAATTACCTTGAAGTTCATACCCGTAAAAAGCAGAATATTGCTCAACTGCTATTTGGTTTATTAACATAATAGCGTTTCTGTTGAACCTTCCAAAAGTAAGAGATTCTACATTAAAGAACATATCCCCTTCATTGTTTTCCTGGAAGGTGGACGGCGAAAATTGTTTTATGATAAAAGGCTTGTTGTCAGCATCACAGGAAACAGATGAACCGAGTTCCATGATATTTGTTGCGAACATAAGAGGGCTTTTATCTGTGGGAAATAACGGTGGTGTGGCAGAAGCATTAGGGGCTACATCACTCCTTGAGACATAGTAGTAGAAGTTGTCGTAAGAGAAGATAATACCTTTGTTTACATTCTTTATTTTACCCCCATCAGTTTTCTTAAACTGTTTGTTCTCCATGATATAGGACTTGTAACACCTGTTTTTGTCATTCAATTTATTGGCAGGTGCCTGACCATTTGGTCTGCAATCGTAGTCACAATATCTTTCCCATTCCTTCTGGCCGTTTTTAAATCGGACTTTATAATTAAAGGTCGGTGCATAAAGCGCACCAGAAACCCAATCATTGTAGAATTGGTATTTAACCAATCCAAGGGCTTCAACCAACTGGTTTCTTATACAATCTTCCCAAACCTTTGGCTCCAGTTTCTCTTCACCACATGACAGCGTTATTTCCCCACCAATAAGGTTTGCTATCAAGTTTAAAGCCTTTGCTATCGTCGCTATAATAGTTATTAAAACATTTATAATGACAAATAAAAATAAAAGTGCAAAGGACGGTCCACGAACAAAAGACGCAATCGCTGCAAAATTCAGAGGGGAAAACGTATAGATTCTGTTATATGGGAAACTATATGCTCCTTCACAAGTCCGAACATCTTTGATTCCGATAAAATTGGCATCATCTTCATCTGAAGCCTTGCTGTACCTCGGTATATATTGAGAGACGGTATATAGCTTCTTCCATTCCAGTTCGAACAAATCTCTTTCTTTTGTTTCTGCTCCGAAATTAAAGTCGTTATATAAGTTCGGAATCAAGAAGCTACCCGTTCTTGTCGTACCTTTAAAGAAACTGTAATTAAAATTTTCTGAATTGATTCTAAATCTGGCATTTGCTCTGGTAGGTATTCCAACATTCGGATCCGAACTTAAAACCAATTCTCCATCTTCAGTCGTGACCATTCGTCTTAAATTCATAGGAATCAAGACATTGAAATTACCTTCGTTGTCAATCGGTGCATCCAGTGGCAGATATTCAAGACCTTCAAAATAATCAGATGCTTTTCGTACCATCTCAATACTTCCACTTGAAGGTTTTAAACTGCAATTATCCCCCATTTCATTTGAAGGCTTGCATTTTTTGGTTACTTGTTTACCATTTGAATCAGTGAAAAGAGAACCGAAAAATATTGCGTGTGGTGTGAGATTAATTGACAGATTGAAATTCAATTGGGTAATACCCACAGTAGTAATAGCACTGTCACCCCAAAAAGGTATTACTTCTACTGCTTGATTTGAACTTTGAATATGAGGTAATGTGTCGAGGTCTTTTGAATACTTGAATTTGTTGTTGGAGTCGAAGTAGTTGGACGGCGAACCTTGGGCAATCAAATCATAGGGTTTTAAAGAAACAAAACCCACATCACTCAAATCGACATCCATGTGAACCTGTTGTGAACCAACAGGAATACCCACGATCATATAATCTCCACTACCGTTAGTAATGGCATTATATTTATAATATTTCTCATAAACTTCTATCCAAACATCGTTGTCCAACAATTCATGTTTATCTGGAAATGTACCTACTGGAACATGGCAATTAAACTGTTTGTCTTTCGGTAATAGATTATATCGAACTCCGTCTTTGTTCTTATCAAAAGGTGTTTTGAAATTATAATATGAAGTCAAAAACACATCGTCTTTATCTTCATCACTAATCGGGATAAAAACAGAGACTTTTGCATTCGGAATACCATAACCACCGTTTGTAGAAACCCTGCCAACCAAAACACCATAATTCGCATTATGAAGCCGATAAACCTCATCGGAAGTAAACTTCAAAGACAAAACCTCCAAGAAATCAAATTTTTGGGGTAGATTAATTACAAGATTTGCACTATTACTGGTAAGGTCTGCTTTGACCCGTATAGATTTTTCCATCAATCAAATATATGAATATGTTGTTTTTTTTAGAAAACAAAATTGATTTTTATGTCAACATTCGGGTTTTTAATTTCGTAGATTTCATCATAAGCAACAAAAATTGTTTGATGTGCGCTGGTATCAATTTGTTTTGTCGAAGCATCAATAAAAGGCATGGTTGTTTGATTGACTGAATAATTTCCACCGACCTTGTTGAATATCTTTATTTGGGTTACGTTTAATACGTTACCAATATTATTTAATGACTCAATCAAGCTGGCCATGTAGATGTTGTTTCCAAAATACATTTGCTCATTGAAGAAGTCTGTTATTTGTTGGACGGCGGATTTAAGAATTTCAACCCTGTCAGAAAGTTTGTTAATATAGAGGGTAGCTTCAACTCCCACGTTAATAATTTTTCCATCACGAACCAATATGTAATCATTGATACTTTTAAATTTTGAAAGATATTCTGCTATGTTTGTTTTTAATGTACTGGTAGAGTTGTTTGTCAGTTTTGAGTTTTGGTCAACACCGCAAATAACTATTTCGATTTTATTATCATTCTTTGCAACAGATGTGCGATAGGGAGAACCGTAGTTGCCAGCCATCAGGCTAACCCTACTGTAATAATCCTGAAGAGTTATACATCTGTTTTGAGAAGCGAAATTATATTTGACAAGGTTTCTAAGTTCTGGTATCGAAAGTTCGTCTCTGCCACCGAGTGCTGGTAGTGGGTTATTTACTCTCAAAGAACCTTTTACTTGATTATTCTTGGTAGCGTTGGTTCCCATGACGATAATATTGACCGTATTAACACTTGTCAATATGTTTGCACCAGCGTTCGTTCTAAGCCCGCCGCCTGTTCGATACTTGATAAAAAGTGTAGTGTTCGACCTCGGAATTTGGCCTAAACTAAGGTTGTTGATTTTATTATCTAACTGTTCAAATAGCAAATCCGTGTCTGAAACATAATCACTAAAAAAAGATGTGTCCTCGACACCGTTTCCAAAACGGACAATACAAAAACCTTTGTCTGTGTATTCA